GCAGCGACCGCGCCCAAGCCGAGCAAGTGGGCAAACGGCATCGCCGAAGCCATCTTCGTCAGTTTCATTTCAATGTTCCTTGCTGATTGAGTTAGGCCAGCTGCTTCATGAGGGCCCGAAACGCGGCATCCGGCGCCGCCACTTCGTCCGCTAGTCCAATGTCAACGCCTTTTGCGCCCATGTACGTCGCGGCCTGCGTATCTCGCACCGTGGCGGCCGAGATATTCCTATTGCGGGCGACTGTTTCAACGAACAGTTCGCCCATCGTTGTAATGTCAGCCTGCATGCGCGCGAGGGCGTCGGGTGAGAGCGGAAGCTCTGCGTGACCGTCAGCCTTCGTGTCACCGTAGGTAACGAACGTAACCTTGATGCCGGCGGTCGTGAGCGCTTGGCTCATGTCCACATGGGCACAGATGACACCGATGCTCCCGACGCCGCCCGTGCGCGGGACATATATCTTGTCGGCGGCGCTTGCGATTGCATATCCCGCGCTGTATGCGGAATCGTTGAGGATTGCCCAGATCGGCTTATTGCCGCGCAAGCTGTGAATGGTGTCGACCAGATCGAAACACCCGGAAACCTCGCCGCCAGGCGAATCGATGTCGAGGACGATCGCCTGCACCTTCGGATCGTCGAGTGCAGTGAACAAATTCTGGCGAATGCCGTCGTAACCCGTCATTCCCGACCACGGGCGCACCGAACCCAACTTCTGAACGAGCGTGCCCTGCACCTGGATGATGGCGGCCGGCCCGGCCATATCGTAGCCGCCGCGCGGATTGTTGCCCTCTTCGGCAAACCCGTAATCCTCGTCTGACTCCATGGCCGACGGCGTCACGACTGCACCATTCAGACGAGCGATGTGGCCGATACCCATGCGGTCGGACAGGGCCGCGAGCACAATTTCGGCCTTCCGCGGGTGCAGCATCAGCGGCGTATTGAATACGCGCCGAGCGAGACGTGGCAAAAGGTTGTTCATTGCGCTTGCGGTTCCTGTGTGACTTCCTCGGCGGACACTCCCTGCAACGTGGAAGGAAGCGGCACGCCGCGCTTTTTGTAGTACTCGACCTCGATCGCGCGCTGGTCGGCGTTGTCCCGCCAATCGGTGCCGGTTGCCTGGGCAGTTTCTTCCTCGAGGCTCGAAATGCCCGACTCGATGCCAAGCGCCTGACCCTGACGTTCCTTCAGCGGATCCACATAGCCGCGACCTGGGCCAATCCACCATGCCCGCGAGTACGCTGCGCGCGCTTCCATAAAGGAGGGCGCGCCGTTCGGCATTGGAAACTTGTCGACGTCGAGCCATTCCTCGATGAATGCGCAGAAGATCGGCTGACCGAAGCCGCGGGCGAAATCGCTGCGGCGCCGATCGAAGGTCTTCCAGGCCTCAAGGGCAGCTGCGCGGTACGAGCTGTAATTCACGTCCGACCAGTTCTGGCTGATCTGCTGCGCAGACATGCCGGTACCAGCCGCGACGTTGCGCAGCATTGCGTTTTCAAACTCGGCGAAATTTCCAGCCGGCCGCGCCGCCGAAACGGTGTTGATGCTTTCACCGGGGAACAGGATCGGCAACCGAGAGTTGCCGAGCGAGATCTCACGTTCGTCGTGGAAGTCGCGCCGCGCCGACTGATAGCCGGTCAACGCCTTATCCGAATCCTCATCAAGCGCGTCTGCAACCATCTGCTGATCAAACGGGCTCGTGATGTAAGCGCCGAAAATCGCGTTGATGATCGCCGCGTCGAGCTCTTTGCCGTCGTACTGAATCAGCATCTTGAGACGCTCGAGCACCGGCGTAAGGATGCCAGCGCCGCCGCGATGCTGGCTCGCACGGTCAAAGTCGTAGTCATGCACAACAACCGGACGGCCCCAGTCGGTTTCGTATGGAATCCGTTCCCACGTGACCGATTTTCCAGCGCTGAACCAGTCTCCCTGATGCGCCTTGCGAATATGTACCGCCAGCGGTGCGCCGTAGGCGTCCACTTCGACGCCGCCGCGCATGGTGTTCTGGTCGAAATTCTGCTGCGGATTCGATAGCCGGTCAGGATCGATCAGCTGCAGCACCGTCGCATAGCGCGCGCCGCGCGCAAGCCGCTCCGGCATCCACTGCAGCACGCCGAGGGCATCGCCATCGACGATCTTGTGCCGGAACGCCAGGCGCATCATCTGCGGCATCGTCAGCTTGCGCTGGGCGTCACAGAAGTGACCCGGATCTTCGGTCCATGTGCGCCATGCTGCTTCGAGCGCACGGCCAAACTCGTCGGCCCATACATGGTCAAACGCAGTAATGCCAGTCTGCGCATAAAGCGCGCGATAGTCTGGTTTCGAAATCGGACGGAAGTCCGCGCCGATGACGTTATCAAGCGTGCGGGTGATCGCCGCAGATGCCCAGCCATCGTTACGAACCAAATCGCGCACGCGCGAAACGATCCGATCACGATACGGGTTCAGTTCACCGTCGGGCGACCACAAAAACGGCTGCCAATCACGCATGTGCTGGCCGGACATATCCGCCGCGTCATACGCAACCTGACCTGCACCTGACAACATGGAAGCGCGATTCCGCCGCGTGGGCAGCGGCTTGCCGTCCACGCCAAGGATTTGCACTGTATTTTCCATTATCGTCGGGAGAGATTCAGCCTGAATGCTTTGCGGGGACGAACGACGATGCCAAGCTGGGCTTGCATCTCCTGAATTGCTGCTATGAGTTGCCCCAAATTTGCACGCGTGAACGTAATTGACCGGGTTCCATCGCCTTGCGTATAGGACATCGCTTCCGCATTCGACCCCATCGACACCTGAAGATAAATCTGCTGCGCTTCAGCAAGGGACGCCCGCAAAGCGGTTTGATCCATCCCCGCCAAGATGCTCGTGCTCGGGTTAAAACGTGGCATAGCCACTCCTTTACGCAAGCCGACTGGCGAACGATTTCTTTGCGGGTTTCTCCTGCTTCACGAAGGGGCCTTTCGGCTTCACGACGTCAAGCTGCTCGACAATCGGCGCCGGCGGGGGCAGTGTTTCTGCCTCGTCGGTTTCGACTGCTTCAACCCTTCTGTTCAGTTTGAGACCCATGTGCATGAGCCCGCACAATGCGGCATATCCGTACACGCGGATGTCGAGCGCTTCGTTCGCGCGGCCTGGCGGCAATTCCCAAACGCGGAACTTCTGCCCATTCGCGATCTTGGTCACCGATCGCTCGGCTATCAGCTGCGCGAAATAGTTGATGTCCCGATCGCTTGGAAAGTGCATGTACCCGGCCGGGTAAGTCACGACACCATCGTCTTCGTCGGCCTCGCGGCGCAAGCGATCGCGGATCACGTCTTTAGCTGAGTTGACCCCGACGATGATCGGCCGAAACGTCGCTTTCGTGCGTGACGACGGCCGCTTCGTTGGCCACACCGGTGAGCGCGCGCCGCCGCGCGCCGACTCGCCTTTCACCGCCCAGACGCGCCGACCGAGTCTTGCTTTCGCAAACTCGTAGACCTTCTGAGTATGGTGACCGCCTGAGTCGATACACGCCGCCGCAACTTCAAAGCCGCGCCCGTCCGCGCGCCGCCATATACGTTTTAGGTATTCATCGACCCGCTTCCAAATATCGGTACCTTCCGGATCGCCTTCGAATACCGCGTGGTCGATCGACCAGCTTTCTTCGTTGCGCCCCCATCCGATCGTTTCCATTTCGATACGGTCATCCTGGACGTCGCCACCCACGGTGATCACGCCGACACCATCCGGCACCTCGGCGGCCCAAACCTCGGTGCGCGCTGCCAAGCGTGATTCGCTCAGCGCGCGGTCGCCGCGATCCTCATAAGGCTCGCCGAGCACCAGATTGATAAACGTCTGCCGGGCGAGAGGGTCGTCCTTCACCCGAAGCCATTCGGCTACGAGATTCGCCCAGGCAGCATTCGGGAACAGGCTGTAACCGGCCCAAATATGGAAACCGGCATGCCCCTTGAAGGGCTTCGACGCGCGCCATTCGCCGCGACCGACCATGTCTGGCTTATCGACGTCGCGGATGATGCAGCCGTTATGCTTGCAGACGTAGAACACGCTGTCGGGAATTCCCTCGCCGTGCTCGTCCTTGTCCCACTTCATGCCGTAGGGCGTATCCGGACCGCCCCATTCGAGCACCTGAAACTCGCCGCAGTGCGGGCACGGCACATGAAAACGCCGTTGGTCGCTCTCAAGCCACCGCTTTTCGATCCGGCTATAACCTTTCACCGTCGGGGTACTGCCGCCGATGATCTTTCGATTCCAGAAGGTCTCGCTGCGCTTCGTGCCAAGGGC